AAAGGCAACCACACACAGATTACACCCAAACCAATTCATAAGAGGAAATCGTCTAAAGCACAAAATATACTAGGTTATTTAAAACGTAAAAGTTCAGCCATTCAAAACTATTTGGAAGATCCTAAAACTAGTTTAATGACTGTAAAACCCAGTAAACCGAAAGAATCACCTTATAAGGAGTATCACAACGAGTCTACAACAGCGATTCATCAGGCAGCTGATGCTATCACCAATAGGTTTAATGCTTTACAAGACACGTTAGCTGAAACACCAGATGATGAGGATGATGAAGAGGACGAGATTATGGCTGTTGAAGGAAATGTAGTCGAAACAAACCCAAGAGCGGATGATGCTTTAGCTCAGCCAGCGCCACCGCCTAACCCAGAAGAGGAAACGTCTTGGCACGATATCGTCAGACCGTCTTTCTCCAAGGCTAGAGTGCTACGTGATAAGAAGACCCGGAAGGTCTACACTGCTTTAACTTATCACCTGAAGTGCAAGCATTTTATGCACTCAAGAGACCCGCATTTTATAAGAACTTTAGTACAAGATGCTAGGGCCTGGATGACTCGCCAGAAATTACCAACAGAGTCACATATCGAGTATGCAGTTTTAACATCAGCAGTGGCTGCAGCGTTCTTCATAGATCAGGAGGAACTGGATTTCAGAGCTCGAATGAAAAATAGAACAGAATGGCAAGCGATAGAGAAGATCAATAAAGCTATGACTGGCGATCTAGGTCATAGACTTTTCCCGGTGAAACCCATGCTGAAAGGCGTGAGACATGTGTTCCAATCACATGTTCGGTTTCCGCCGACGAATATCGCTTCGGTCTAATGGCACCTTTGATGCTACCTTGTTTATGCACAGAAGTTAAAGTACCGGCTTTGGTTAAAACGAATGAATACAAGGTTCAAGCTAGCATACAAGGGTGTTCCACAAATTATTATCTCAAATATCTTCATCTTAATTTGGGATTACCATTGGAGGATCAGTTTTATTGGAACAATTGTCAGTGCAATGAGTACGATGGGCTAAGGAGACGTCATTTACTTGGCGATATTCCCGGGTATATACCTGGGAACCCAGCAATCAAATTGTTGGAGAAACAGCTTGTACTTATGTCACATACATTTGAGCCATTTCGCAAGGTTGACCATAAAACTTTGTTGGCAAATACTAGATCCTGCATAAAAAGTCGTTATAAAAGTGCATACCTACAACTGCGAGCTAAGGTAGTAAATCTTTCCACTAAACAATCGCTTGTGAAAGCCTTTGTTAAATATGAAAAGATCCCTATTGGAAAATATGAGGCAGGGAAACCTCCACGTATGATTCAATTCAGAGATTTTACTTATTTGTATAGTTTAAAGAGAGAATTATTACCTTTCTCAATGTCCGTGAAAAATGGCGTCCATAAGTGGGATGGACAAGAGGTAAAAACCATTTTCACTAAAGTTTATGATAATTACGGGGTAGCTAACGCCTTGTATACATCGTGGACGAAATTCGTTGATCCAGTAGCGGTCTGTCTTGACCATTCAAAATTTGATGGACACTACTGTAGGGAATTATTGGAGTTAGAACATAAATTCTGGAAAAGCCTTAATAACTCGAGGATGCTAGAGTGGTTGCTAGGCCAGCAACTAGTTAATAGGGGAACCACGCCACATGGATTGTACTACAAAGTTAATGGTGGTCGGATGTCGGGAGAATACACTACTTCTGATGGTAATTCTTTAATGAATTATGCCATGCTGAGAACATGGTGCCGATCTCATGGACTGAAGGACGATGAAGTTTACATACATGTAAATGGAGACGACTCTGTACTTATCTGTGAGCGCTCTAAAGCAGATGATTTGAGGGATTTAGACTATTTCAGGAATTTTAATATGGAAACCGAGTGTGATAGAATTGTAGATGATTTTCGTATGATATCTTATTGTCAGGCCCAACCCGTGAGGGTTAAGCGTAATGGCGAAATTGTATGGTACATGGTCAAAGAACCTTTACGTACATTGTCAAGAATGCAGTATTGTGACAAGAAGTTTGAGAAAATTATACAAAGATACACACGAGGGGTTGGATTGTGCGAACTTGCAGTTAATAGTGGTATTCCAATCACTCAACAACTAAGCTGCAATATGATATATTTGGGTGACAAGCCTTTAGGCTGCGTTGATAAGTCCCCAGCCCTTAACAGCGGTAATGACATCGAGGTTAAATCGATAGATCCGCTCACGAGAGTAGACTATGAAGTTGCTTTTGGTATCACAGCGATAAACCAAATGATGATTGAGTCACAACTGGCTGGGAACATAAGATCTACGGATCAAAACAACTTGAACTCGATAATATCGCGCTATAAAACATTCCACAAACACTAACTATATTATTAACGCCCCCAACGATAATAATTATGCCGAAAACTGTAGTGGTAACCACCACAACTAAAGAACAGCCACCCAAACAAAATAAACGCACTCGTAGGCGTAGAAGACCCAATACGAGAACTCCCAACGTCACTGCTGTATTGAACATCCCAAACAATGCAACAGCTGCTCCGATCGCTAAGCAGGTCACTAGGAAAACAACTAAGCCGAGTATTCGGAATCGCGGGCAAAATGTCGTTGTCACTCATCGTGAGTATTTACAAGACATTGTCCGTAGCAATTCTACTTATACTATTGACGGTGTTGCTATCAACCCTGGCATATCTGCATCGTTCCCATGGCTCTCGCAAATTGCTGGGCGGTTTGAGTCTTACACTTTTAACCGCCTGGATTATGTCTATGAACCCATGGTTCCTACTACGCAG